TTCCCCGTCATCAGGTACCAGTCGCCCATGCGACCCTCCTCGACAATTTGTTTGCCGATGCGGTCGTACTTGAACCTGTCAATCGTGCAGATGATTGGGCCAGTGTCATCTTCGAGTGTAATGTTCAGCCACAGATTGTTCCTATCAACCTTCTTGCCACCTCGCTTTGCAAGGTTGACAGTCTCGTTCAGATCTCTGAGGTTCTTCTCTTTCAGCTTGCCGAAGAAAACGAATGTACCGGGTTTGTCGCCGTCAAGCTCCGAGATGTCTGTTATTTGAGACTTAATGTTGTGCTTGGCTGGGTCTGCCTTGATGTGACCGAACCGCCTCTCGCACTCGAAAATGTCGTCATAAGGAGTTTCGCCAGAATTCAAAAGCGTCTCTTGTCGTGGAGTCAGAGGCTGCTCCAGCTTGCGCCTTTCAACAATGTCTGAGGCCATCTTGGGACCTATGCCCTTAATGCCGATCAAACCACCGATCAGCTCGCCATCTTGCACAGACCAGTTCTCTAACGATTTGAATTTGTCAAAAGGCTTGTAAGCCAGACCCTCTTTAATAACCTCACGCAGCAGCCGCACACCTTGCTCGTCATCTTTGACATTGCGCAGACAAGCAGCAGCAAACTCCAGAGGAAATTTAGATTTAAGAACGCAGCACCAATAACTGACAAGACCATAGCTAACAGCATGAGACCGATTGAATGCCCAACTACCCATGGTATTGATGTGGTCCCAAATGTTCCGAGCCTCGTCCTCGTCGATACCATTTTCGCTTGCCCCTTTTTTGAACTTCTCAAAATAGGTGTCAAAGAACTCTTTTCCCAAAGACTTGCTCATTGCCTTGCGCAACGAGGAAACATCTTCCCAGCTCAACTTGCCAATGTCTCGGCCAATGGTCATCACCTGCTCCTGGTAGACGACAACACCATGGGTCACTTTTGTTATGTCTTCTGTTAGCGGGTGCAGGTACTCAACTGGTGCAGCTCCTGTGTGTCGTTTTATGAACTGGGTGGTGCCACCTGAGTTAAGTGGTCCTGGTCGGCCAAGAGCTGTGATCGCAGCAATGTCCTCGAACTTGTGGACCTTCATCTGTCGGGTAACAGACTGAAGCGCATATCCCTCAAACTGAAATATACCGGCATAACGCTCATCATTCAGAACTGCGAATGCAGCCTCGTCCTCGAGCTGATAGTTGAGCAGCTGATCCCGCGACCAGCCAACCTGATCAAGTGCGTCCTGCAAAACAGAAAGCGTCCGCAGTCCGAGTGCATCGATCTTGAGGAGGTTCAGATCCTCAGCATCCTTCTTGTCAATCTGAGCGGCACCGTTCTGAGCAGAGACCGAGCAGTATTTACTGACAGGCTCTTCGGTGACCAGAATACCAGCAGCGTGGACTCCACTGTGCCTGGCATGGTTCTCCATCTCGGCAGCCACTTTCATCTGTGGGTATTTTTCCAAAACTTTTTTGCCAATGTCAAGATCGTTGAATGTGTCAAGGATGCAAAATGCTGCGCGAGAGTCGCCGCCACTGCGCTCGATGATCGCACCTTTCAGGTCGTTGACTTCCCAAGCTGGTATTCCAAGTTCTTTAGCAACCTCGGCTATTGTGCTCTTGGCTTTGTAGCGGGATACGGTTCCCAGGTGTGCAACCTTCTCTGCGCCGTACTTCTTCCTGGCATACTCAAAAACCATCTCGCGCCGGTCGTCCTGAAAATCGATGTCAATGTCTGGCAGATCTGCGCGGGTGATGTCGATGAACCGCTCAAACAACAGATTGTGCTTTATCGGATCAACATCCGTTATGCCGATCAGGTAGCAAACCAAAGACCCAGCCGATGAACCACGAGCTGGCCCCACTAGCATATGCTTCTTGGCATAAGCGATCATGTCAGCGATGACGAAGAAATAGTCCTCGAACTCTTTGCTTGCGATCATGTCCAGCTCTCGCTTGAGCCGAGCAGCGTAGACCTTGTCCCCAAGATCAAGATTTCTGTATGGTGCACCATCCTCGCACATTTGGCGCAGAGACTTGTCGCTCTTGAATGAGACCATCTGTGCGATGGGCAGATCTGCGTTGCACATTTCCGCGATCTTGTAGGTGTTGTCGATAGCCTCCTGTGGCCCCCAGGGCACTGCCTCTCGCCACTCCCACTCATTGAGGATGTGCATCGGGGCAGTTCTGTCCTGGCGATCTCTGCCCACTAGAACTTCGTAAGCCTTTTTGGCTGTGACGCGAGGATAGTGGTTATCGCTGGTGGCAACTGTGTTGAAGCCCTTTGCCTCGGCAAACTGAATCGCCTTCCTCGTGCTCATGGGGTTCAGCTCTATGAACAGCGTGTCTTTCTTGGCCAGCGGAAGCATCCCCCAAGCTGGGTGGGTGCCGGAAAATATTATGACGCTGTCAGAGATATCAAAAAGATCGGTGTAGCTCAGGCGCGGGTGATAATAAAAATTTTCCTTGCTGGTGCTCTTTGTCACGAGACCATAGATCTCTTGCAGACCATCATTGTCCTTAGCCAAAAAGCACATCATGTTGGCTGGCTGTTTCGACCGATCGGTGGCATCTTCAACAACTGGGATCTCAACACCCAAGATAGCCTTTTTGCCCGCAACCTTGCAAGCCTTGCTAAAAGCGACGTGGCCCCAAGTCCCTGTGTCAGCGATGCCGATGGCATCACCACTGCATTGACTTATGACTGAAGCCAGAGGGCCATACGCCTTGCGGAAGCAATACTCTGTCCGGGTGCGGAGACTAAGCATGGCTCGGACCCCTAGAGAAAATTATTATGAAATAAAGAACTTTTCTTGGGGTCAGATTTGTATCACTTATTATTGAAAATCCATTTTTTTCAAGATTGCTTAAACACTGATTGAATTTATCAATCCTTGATGGAGATACAAATGGCTGGTGAAACTCGACAGATAAAAATTCAAGACCATCATTAAATTTGGCTTGAGGGAGAACTTCAAATTCACAGCCTTCGATGTCCATCTTTATAACTCTCGGATTGTTCGTTTCCATCAAATCATCAAAAGAAACAGAATCAACAGTTTTGTAGTATCCTTCCTTTCTGTTGCTGTAAAACTTCTTGTCGCGGACAGTCACTCCTGTTGAATTTTCCGGGGTTGATGCAAACAGCTTTTGTTCACTGTTTTTCCAAACCGCCTTGTTGTAGACTTTTACATTTTTCAGATCGGAGGTTCTTGATACTGAAATGTCGTATGACACAGGGTGTGCTTCATAGCAAATTACTTCATCAAAAAACTCAGAAGCTGCCTTTGCAAACTCACCGATGTTTGACCCTATATCAATTATGCAACCACCACTGCCATAAGTCGGGAGATGAACTATATTTGACTTTGCATCATTTATTGATTTCGTTAGTTGCTCCTCACCACCCCAGTCCAAATTGTTGTGGTCCCAGTCAACAACTTTTTGCCTCCAATTTGCCATTATAGGTGTCCCTCTTTCTTGTACCACTTCACAACCTCGATCAGAGCCTCGACGTCGGCGGTTGCGCGGTGAGCACCTTGCATATGCAAACCAGTCACTTCCTCGTAAATGTCACCCAGTTTGCGCTTCTTGCCCCAGACACTCTCTCCAACCTCGACTGTGCAGATGTGCTCATAAGGCCATGGGAACTTAGTCAGCTTGTCAAGACGCTCAAGCTCGAACTTGAGAATCTTACGGTCAAATGGTAAGTTGTGAGCGACGAGAGTTTTCTCACCCAGGAAAAATTCACAGACCTGCTGGTAGTAAGCAACAAATGGCTTCTCGTCCTTCAGCTTGTCGTCTGTGATGCCAGTTATCTTGGTGATGATGGGTGGCAGTTCGTATCCTGGGTGACAGAAGAACTCTAGCCTTTCTATTTCCTTGAGGTCTTCGTCCAGCTTGACCGCCCCGAACTCAATTATCTTCGGTTGTTGGTCTAGGTCTGATCCTTCGGCCTTCGGTAAGCCTGTGGTCTCAGTGTCGAATACTATCATCAACTGCCTCCAGCATGAATGCGTAAACACCAAGGTCGTGGATCGAATCCTTGTGAGGCTCTTTCCACTGATTTGAATAGCGGATCAATTTGCTGACCACCATGTTCAACAACCCCATCCGGTTGAAGTCGTCCTGAGTCTTGAGCTCAACCCCATCCGGGAAAAGGACATCCATGACCTCGCCGTACTGAATATAAGATGGGCCATACGATGCACCTCGCTCCCGGAAAGTCTTTGCTGCTTCCTCAAGGTTCTTCAGTGGCTCCGGCTTCTTGGCCCTCGGCGAACCCTTTTGCAAACCCTTCTGCTTTGCCTGACTCATAGTTGACCTCTTCCTCTTCCTTGAATTCCGCGTCCAGATCTCGTGAGGCTTGCTCAACTGCCTCTTCCAATTTCGATAAG